GCACAAAACACATTGCTCATGACCATGTATGTTAACAGTCTGTAGTGTGCCTTGACATCTAGGGCATCTCGGCAAACAGTGTGTTTTAACTTCTTCTTTTTCCCATTCATAATTTACTTCTTTTTCCATTTTTCATTTATCTCCATTCTTAATGAGTGAGTGTGACCATTGTACTTCATCTCAAGATATTTACTAGCTAATCTTCTTGCATCTTTAGCCTCTTGTTCCATGCCTACCGATGCAAACTCAACGGCTTCTTCTTCAAATCTTTTTATTAAAGAATCTATAAGTCGCATAGCTCTTCCCCAAAATCATCTGATCCTATTAATTGTTCAAGTTCGTAGTCGCTCAATGAATCTAAATAGGTAGGATCACTAAACGGATCACGAGGCTTAACTTTAGGTCTAGGCTTTCTTGTCTTTACTGTTGATTTCACAGTAACTTTTTTTACAACAGTTTTTTCCGTTAAAACTTGTTCAATCGTACTAAATCTATATCCACAAGAGCTACACTTACGTCTTCTTTTAATGGCAGATGTTTCTTGAGGTCTACTATCTACAACAGATGTACTGCTTTTACATTTTAAACAATTCATTTCTGCCTCTTTTTATATCTGTATCTTACTCCGTCTCTTGCCGATCCATGCTTGGCAGTATATCTAAGATGGTTGTTCCCACCTTTGTCCATGATGTCACTTAACGTGGAATAACCACCCGTAAAAGGTTGAATCGTAGGCTCATGGTACACACGACCATAGTCTTTTTCTTTCACGGCTTTTGGATCATCCTCAAACCAAGTGTCATCTTCTTTCTTCTTATTCGCTTTTTGTAACTCTTTACATATTCTTGATATCTCTTGCCTTGCCGTCCTTTCGGCAAAATTATTGAACCTTCTTTTCAATGCTTGTCCTCCTTGTTTTATTTTCGCATTTATATTTAATTGTGTGTGGGTATGGAATTATTGATGTTATCATATCTGCCATCTCTTTTACTCTAACTCTGCATTTTTTTTCAGTTATATATCCATCGGGAGCAATTGTATCATGCAACTCGAAACAACGAGCCTCGTCTCCCGATCCATGAACCAAGGAGCAAATCAATAGCATAGCTTTGAACATTTAAATGTTAGTTTCGTTCAAAACTTTTTTCCAGGCCGACATAAGTTCGTCTGCATAGATATATCCTCCGTCTATTTTTCTTAGGTCTTCGCAGTTATCGGAAACAACTCTTTCAAGTCTGTTAATTGCTTCCTCTATAGGCATGTCTACTCTTCTATCTAAAGTTTCCATTGTATACTCCTATGTTTTTTATTAATTTTCCTAAATAATCTTATAAAAGTCAAGTGTTTTAGTTTTATATAGTGTTTCTCTCATAATTTTTTGTTTTGTTTTTATTTTTTTCAAAATAGGTGTGACGAGTGTGATACTGTGACGAGTGCTCTGTAATCCTTTGTGTGCTTTAAATAGTTGGTCACACTTTTGGTCACACTTGGTCACACTTACATAAGGACAAACTGAAGCCGCAAACATTTTTTTTCGTTTTGAATTGAAAAAATATGAGAAAAACTCTATTATATTTTTATGGCGAAAGAAAAATTCCTTACAAATAGACAAAAAGAGTTCTGCAAACTTGTTCTTGAAGGCATTTATAGTAATGCCGAGTGTGCAAGAAGAGCAGGATATTCTGAAGGGCAAGCTAATAAGACTGCAAGTCTTTTGCTTAATGGTCGTGATTTTCCTTTGGTTACTGAACATCTTAAAGAACTCCGAGAAATTAGAGAGAAAAAATATGGTGTGTCTGTTATTGGTCAACTCAAACGATTGAGTGAGTTAAGCCATGGAGCAGAACAAGAAGGTCAATTTAGTGCAGCCATCAATGCCGAGAAGATAAGGTCTTCACTTGGAGGCTTAACTGTTGATCGAAGAGAAACAACACATCACTTAGATCAACTATCTCGAGAAGAAATAGTGGCAAGACTTGCCGAGATTAGAAAACAACATCCGTCTGCTTTTATTGAAGGTGAATTTAAGGTGGTCGGAGAGGATAAGGGGAGGACAAAACTCTCCGACCAAACATAAGCAATTCCTGATATTGCTCCGTGCAATTTCTGTTTAGCATTATTAAACCTGGGAAGTCAAGTAACTTCAATATTATTCCTCTCTGCATGATCTTCCAATTGTTGAATAACATTATCAATACAATCTTTTATTGTAAAAATACTTCCGTCTGAATCTTTTGGAAATCTATCAAACTTTGTAAATCTAGCCATCTTCCTTATGTCATACATATCGCACAACATATCTTCTATATTCATTTCATTAAATGCCATTTTCATTCTCTCTCCTCCCTTTCTCTTTTTTCCTCTTCTCTACATTCATCACAAACTTCACGACCTTCGGGTGGTTCATCACACCAAAAGGTCTGTAAGCAATCACAACATTCATATTCGCCCATTAGTCTTCTCCTTCTAAAAAACAAGCACCTTGAATGTTTAATTCATTGTAAAGAAACAAACCAAAATCATAACCTTCTTTATAGTAGTGATGAGATTGATCATCATTTCTTTGACCATGTACTAAAGCATCTGTTACTCCATCTTTAAAAGCAGTAATAACAAAATTCTTTTTAATTTCTTTTTCTAATTCAATTAGATTCATTCTTCATGTCCTCCTTTAAAGCTAAACCTATTTGCATTGCTATTTGGGGAACTATTGCATTCCCCAACATTTTTAGTCTTTGTGCTCTGTTTTTTTGATCGACTGTGACTCTTGGGATTCCTCGAGGTTCGTCCATCCAATAGGATAACCCATTAGCCACTCTGTCCAATTCGCATTCAGTCTGCCGTCTCCCTCCTCTTGGAAAATCTTGTGAGCCAAGTCCACTTGTCTGCCGTCCTTCAGTCTCTTCTTGTAGTATTCGTGATTCCCGTTGTAACTGTGTTTCACTAAACCTGCATTCGGTGTCGGATATTTCCATTCCTTCATTCGAGGTGGTCTCAGAGTTACTCCGTTCATCATTGCTTGAGCCTCTTGTTCCGTCAGTTCTCCGTTCTCCACCTTCTTTCTGAAGATCAATGTCATCCCCTCCGAGGCATGACCGAATCCCTTTGTTGTTGGAGTTGGATAGTTCGTTTCGTAAAGAGCCATTGTTTTCTTGTCCACTTGCTCCCTTAGATTGCTCGGTCTTTTCCGACCTTTTCTGTGACCCTCTTGTAACTTCTTGGTCGCTTCTGCCGATCTCGGTGGTAGGGCATCCATCGTATTCGGTGTCGCCCACATTTTTACAGATGATCCAGAGTCTGTCTCTTTTGTGTCTCGCTCCGACACTACTAGCCGAAACAACAAATTGCCTCGTATGGTAGTTGATCCTTTCCATTTCAAAGAGTACCTCGTCAAGTCCCATTGAGACATGCCCATAAACATTTTCGAAAACACAATAAGTGGGTCTTGTTTGTTCAACAATTCTATGGATGTACGGAAAGATGTGGCGAGGGTCTTCTTCCCCTCTGCGATTTCCCGAGACTGAGAAGGGTTGACACGGGTAGCCCGAGGTGAGTACCCACTTTTCTCCTTTGTTGATTTTGCTTGAAATAAATCTTCTTGGGTCATTTGCTATCTCCTTTACATCATTATATATTGGAATGTCCTTCCAATTTTTTCTTAAAACTTTTTGACACCATTCATCAAAGTCACAGAACATTATTGGTTCTGCGAACTTTGCCCATTCGAATCCAAGGGAAAACCCTCCGATACCACTACAAAGAGAAACTTCTTTTATCATTCTTCTTCCCTCAATTTATTCATTATCTCATTTAATTGTACGTCTAGTATTTTCTGAACCTTTTCTTCTACTAGATCTGCAAACCAATCACTATCTGTAATGACATCAAATTTATGTTCCATGTAGTCCTCTAAAATTTTAGACATCTCTAACATTTTGTGATCTATTGCCTTAATTTCCTGGGCATTCCCAGTCCAAGGTGTTTGATCTTTCATTAGTCTTCTCTCCTATTTAAGTAAACTCTAAGGTGTGTTGATGCATATTGAGGTTGACCAAATTGATGCTCCCTCCAATCAACATCTTTTTTTAAGTGTTGTCCTTTAACTACAACATAGTAACCATCTTTGTTTAAAAACTTTTTCAAACATTTTATAAACAGACGACCATAGTTATTGTTTGGAACTTCTGTAAAATGATAACGTGGGACACAAGGAACTCCTTGTGCCCTCCACTTTTCAATTGCTTT